CTAGGGTTTGTTTTATCTTTGGTAGGAACTTTAGCCCCTTTTTCAGGAGCATCAGCTAAATTCATAGTTGACAGATCATTAATTTCGGGACTGTTAGCTTTAGGGATATTAATCTTATTTTCGTAACCCGAATCTTCAATTTTTGATCCTGGAGTATTTGCCATTCCGTTATCAAGTTTAGAAAGATCAGATTCACTCACTTTGTTTTTACCCGTTGCTGGAGCAGTTGCCAGATTAGAATCTCCAATTATTTGAGGTTTATCTGCTTTAAGATCTGGATATTCTACTTTATAATCAGAATCTCCTTCTTCTTTACCCGGGGTAGTAGCTAAATTCATAGATTTTAGACCAGATTTTTCCCATTCGGTAGCCATGTTAGTTCCTTTTGGCTTTCCTTCTGGAGCAGTAGCTAAAGATGGCTGACTAGATTCTTCTAAATTGTATCCAATCTCATCGTTAACTTCAAAATCTGTAGATTTATTTCCACTACCAGGAGCCTCTTTAAGATCTGCATCTTTAAGATCTTCAACATATTTCTTTCCTGATTCATCCTGAGATTTAGCAGAAGGTGCAATTGAAATACTGGATTTCATAACTTGAGCTGGTGTTTTACCTTGTGGGGTTTTACCGGAGGAAGGGGCTTTAGCTAAAGGTTGAGTTGATTCTTTTACCTCACTGGCTTCTTCGTTTTCGTCTCCTGATTTTTGAAAAGCATCTTCAAGATCAACGATGTCTTCAACACCATAGTCTCCAGTTTTTCCACTATCTAAAAGAACAGTATAAGAACCTGAAGTTGTGTCAACCGATATAATTTTTCCGGTATTGCCGTTTTCTTTTACCTTCACATAGTCTCCAACTGTAAATTTAGAATCTTCCATTAGATCCTGAATTATTTCTGGATTATTCTCGATAGAGTCAAGTTCGGAATTAATAGAAGACCATTTAGATTTAAGAATTTGTAATTCTTTTTCTAGAATAGAATAAGCTTCTGAAAGTTGTTTTGATCCTTTATAAAGAGGATTTGTAGATACTAGAGATTCGATCTTCTTCATTTCGCTCTCTACGATAGAAATATTGTCGATAACTTTCTTCCTATCATTGATCATAATAGATTTAATTCTCTTCTCTCCGTCTAAGAACTCAGTTAAACCTTCTGAAATGTCATATCTCAAAAAGTCTTTTACTATATTAGAAGCCTGCGTTCCGTTAACAGAATACAAAGAATTTTCTCTCATTGACTCATTTACCTTCTGAAGGTACATTTTGCCTTCCCATTTAATAAGGTTTACTGATGCTCCTTCATAAACTTTAGAAACTACAGATTTAGCAAAATCTAATTCTACGATTCGTTCGAAGTTTTCATAAAGTCTAATAACGTTGTAGATAAATTTACTTTCATTAACTCCAAGAGAACTTGAAATTTTTAAAGAGATAATTTTTGCAAGTTGATTGTAGTCATCAAATCTAGCAGCATCTCCGTTAATATAGATTTTAGGCTGTTCATTTTCTTCTATGATAGAGATTCTTGTGTCTCCTTTATAGATAGAAACCCCATTAGAATCAACTTTAACTCCCTCTGAATAGAAAGACTCAAGAAGACCTAAGAAATCTTTGTCTAAATATTTAGAATCATTTTTGGTAAGTTTTTTGATTCCTTCGGAAGATCCTTCAAATAAAGTTTTTCCTATTGCAAAAATTGTTTTTCCGCCTTCAACTAAAACAGGAGAATAAACCTTTTGAACTTCTGAATTTCCATTGATAGCTGGGATATTAACTTTTGAAGAATTAGACTCAAGTATAGAAAGTCCATTGATTAAATTTTTAACAATCGGATTGAAAGACCAAACTCCTAATTCTCTAGAAAGAGCAGGAATTGACTTAGACTCAGAAACTAACCACTTTGAAAGAGATTCTTTTACAGGTGAATAGAAATCAGAGTTTCCGGAATTTTCAATTTGATAAAGGGCTTTAGAAACTTCGATCTCAGGTCTAAAAGTATTAATAGATTCAGAAACTCTGTTTACAACTTCTTTAACATTAGAATCCCAAGCAAAGTTAGAAAATTCGGAGACAAAAGACTCCGCAACCCAAAATTCAGGAAAAGATTTGTTCTTTATTAAATTAACAAAATTTTCGCAAAGAAGTTTAAAGCTAGCATGTTCATATATTCCCTTTTCTGTAAAAGAAAGAATAGATTCCACAATTCCTAAGTTCTCAACTTTGTTAGAATCAATAAAAGATCCTGCAGCTTTGTCAAACTTAGCCATTCCGGATAAAGCTTCGTTTAGCTTACCTTCCACTTGACTAGGATTTCTTTCCTCTTTCTTTTCTCCATCTACATAAGAACCCGAGTTCTTAGAAGTATTAAAGGTATTCATTCCGCCCCAAGATTCTGCAAGCATTTGAGCTCTAAATCTAGATCTTTCTAGTTCCTCGTTTCTCAAAGCCTCAATGGGAGAAATTGTATTTTTTGTCTCAGAATCCAAAGACTCCATAATTTGAGATTCGTTGACCGGATTACCGTTCTTTAGCTCGCTGATGTAAACGTCGCATAAATCCCTAACCTCTCTAGATTGAGTGGACTCTTTTAGATTTTGCAGTTTTGTTATTAAATCCATTTTCCTGATTGTTTTTTTACCAATTATATATCTTCCTTATTTTAAGGAAATTTTTCCTTTATATATTCAATCCCTTTTTCAATTTTTCTATCTAGCAACCATTATTTCTAATTTTACTATCATTGCGTCGTGGGGATTTGTAATAGTTATTCCTCCACCAGCATATTTAATGTCTTGACTAGAAAGATTCCATCCAGTGGATTCAGCATCTACAGATCCTGCAGGGTTTCCTGAGAGAACCATCAATTCACCCAATGGGTATGTATTTCCTTCGTAAGTCCAAGTTAAATATTTTTGATTTTGTGGGGTTCCGTTGGTTGGTCTAGGATATCCCGGAACGAAAGAAACTTCTGAATTATAAAGAATAGGGCTCACTGGAGAGGGGTATACTGCTTTGATAGCAATCCATCTCACGAAGCCCTCATCGTCTACCAAGTCAGATTGACTGAGAAGTACAGAAGTACTAGGCTGAAGAGTTATTTTAAGTCTGGAATACGAACTCACCCCAATAAGAAGTGAAGAAAGATCAAAGAATGTAGTTTTTGTATTTCCTTCCTCTAAAACAAATTTATCTTTATAGAAAATAAATCCAGGAAAATTTGGTGGGCATATAATAGGTCTAGTTGCCATCTTAGTTAGCAGTTAATATTGAAATTCTAACAGTAAAATCTGTCGGATTAGTAAATACAAATCCAGGAGTTATTCCGTCATATTCTGGCTCTAGTGTTGGATCTACCTGCCATCCATACCAGTTTCCTGTAGTTTTAATTGCACCGGTTAAAACCATAAACTCCCCCATTACATATCTGGGTGAATTTTTATAGTTCCAATATATCACATTATAGGGATCTACAGTAAGATGAGGAAGATATTCAGCTTGGACCATAATTAAACTTACTTCTCCAAAAGTCTCATCGAAGTTTCCCATATCAAAATTAATCGTAGTTCTAGCCGGAATGTTAAAAGTTTGCTTTTGGTAATTAGAAAAATTCTGGATAGGATGGAAAAAACTCACAAGACTAAGAGTTTCCTCCGTATATTTTTGCCAAGCTACATTAAGGGCAGTATTATAAAACCTAACATTTACCGGATCATTAAAGTTAGCAAATGTTAGGTTTACTCTTCTTAGAGCCGTTTGGTTACGGGCAATTATGGCATAATCTACTAAAAATTCAGCAGATCCTCCAGGAATGAAAACATTCTTACTGGTATTACTATCTGCAAGATAAAGAGTAGACTCATCAGAAGCATTTCCTCCTTCATAGTTGTACTCTGTTGTTCCTGGAATATATCCGGTTGCTCCTATTATCATTTATAATCTTGTGGGATTGATGTAGACTTTAGAAGACTCATCAATAGCCTCTTTTTTTTTATTTGCATTTACAGGAAGAATTTCTCCCTCCTGAGTAAATACTCCGTTACCATCTAGAGGAACGTCTCCATAATATCCTGAAACAGAATCCGAGTGATTTTTAAATACGGGTTCATCCAGTATCACGCTTAACTCTTCTTCAGCTAGAGAAGTTGGGAATTCATCTATAATTTCATCTTCGGATTTATGTTCTTCTATGATTTTTTGTGGAATTTTGTCGCCTTCTTTTGATTCAATTTCTTCTGAGATTTTTTCAAAATTTTGAGTGTCTTCCAAATCATCATCCGTGATTAAATTTTTATCCTCCTCGATCTCAATCTCTTCTATTTGAAAATTCTTTTCCGAGTCGTCTTTAATTTTTTCTTCTGTATCTTTCTCCGATAAATTTGATAATTTTTCATTCTTTTCGCTGTCAGAAGATTCAAAGTCACTCTTCATGAAATTATAAGCTAGTACTAGACAAATAGCTAGCGGGTCGAATACCACAATGAATAATATTATTAGAATATTTACCACGGAATCCATCGGTACATTTAAAATTCCAGAGATAAACTGCAACGGTCCCAAATCAGATGTTAGATTGTTTTTAAGCTTAGATTGAGTAGCTGCAACTGTTAATTTATTAATGGAATCTGTGTATTGTAAAACAATTTTATTCAAACGGTCAATATCTTTAGAAACTATTTCAATTTGGTTATCCGTTAATCTAGAACTTTTTGTATTTTGATACGATGAACCGGTTTGATTATTTAAGCGATTCTCTTGAGAGTTACGAATAGAGTTAAGTTGATTTAATCTTTCGTTTTGTTGACCAATCTGTTTTTGATATGTAGATACGTAGGTTTCGTAATATAATTTTTTTGAATTCAAAGAATCGGTAAATGTAGATGACAAGTCATAAGAATTCTTTGTATTTTGATATGCAGAAGATAAAAACCCGTAAATTCCTATACTAGTTATAGTCATAATAATAACAGTTGCAATTAATAAATAGGATTTAAGAGCAATTGATACGGTTTTCCAGTATCTGTATAAGAAAGAAGCTATGATAAGTTTTGAAATCTCCAAAGAAGATGCCATTATGATAACAGGGGTAGATGCTCCGGCAAACAATTTTGATAGTCCCGCTATAGAAAAAAATGCAGCAGTAGATGCCAATAATACCGACAGGAAACCTATCAAATAATATAAAAGCTTTTTATTCATTTAGTTCTGGTTTTATATATCTTTAAAAATGTACAAACCCCCAAATACAAAAAAGAGCACAAGAATGTGTGCTCTTTTTTGTCAGAAGGAGGATTAAGCTGTTTCTATTCCTTGCTGAGCTGCAGATAACTCTTTTTCTAGTCCCTGTACTTTTGCTGCATCGCTCTTAATTTCTTCTAATGCAATTGCAAGAGGTTTATAAAGAGAGATAAAACTCTGTGCTTCTTTTAGTCCCTTTCCTTTTGTCTTAGAAAGAAAATAGTGGGTAGCTTCTAATGGGAGAGCATTCAAAAAGATAGTTTTGTCTTTTACTCCTTCTTTTTTGATCTCAGTCAGAGTCTTATGGATTTCAATGACTCCCAAAGCTTCAGTTTGATTCCATTCCGCATGGGAAGAAATAAAATCAATTAGGGTTGATAATAATTTTTCATCCATCTTTACTGCATAAAGCTTCTTAGAATTTTTTTCTTTCAGATCATTTAATTCTTTCTCTAATCCGGAGATTTTTTCATGGTCTAATTTGTCGATGAATGTATCGGCATAATTACCCGGTGAAACTTGAGAAAATCCAGATTGGATTTCACTAGCAGCGATTGTTTCTTTTTTCTTTGTCATTTCTTAAATTTATTATTTTTACGTTTGAATTAGTTAAAAGTTTCACTTACACATCAAATATATCAAAATCCTCCCTGTTGTGTTGTAGATACGTTTTTAGAATTTCTCTAAGATCTTTGACTGGATGTATTTTTGCAGGTCCTTCTGGTCCAATGTGACATAGAAATCCCCCGTCAGTCTCTAGCCCTATTTCATCTTCTAAAATCAATCTATAAAGACTAACCTGAATAGAGTATTCATTTAGATGATTAGCCCATAGATGGGTAAAAGGATGAAGAAGCTTCTTATATTTTCCTTTTGGATGATCATCGTATCTAAACTCTTTATTGGTCTTCCAGTCTCCGATCAGAAAAATCACCTTTCGTTGTTTTTCGTCCCACATTAAGAAAGGCTGATCTATAGTTCCGGCAAGTCTCCACTTCTTAGAAAATATCTTAAGCTCAGACGAAAGGGGAACTAAATTTTTAAATTTTTTCTCGTATAGATCTAAAAATTTATCAACTCTTTCAACAAGTCTAGGATCATCTTCCGAGGTAAGATCTCTTGGATTACCTCCCCAGAAATCTTCTATCCATTTATGGACTTTTGTTCCCAGATCGTTAGCTTCTTCTGCTTTTATCTGCCATTCATTTAAAACCAGGGAAACATCTACCCCCCTTTCTTGTGCTTTTCTTTTAGACCAATACTCTTTATTAAAAGCCTCCTTAAATTTTTTAATGTAAGAAGTTACAGATTCATATTTAACACCTTTGTAGTGATAGGTGTGTTCCTCTTCTGCAAATATAAAATTTGGATCTTCGAAAATAGCCAGCTTCTTCTCTAATTCATTTCTAATTGGCTCTAAATTCATAAGATCAGATCAAGGAATGAAAATAAGATAAATTGGCAATTAAAAGATAAATTCCAAATATCTCCATAACGAATCTTATAATCCAAAGCCAAGAAATCTGTCTAAATACAAAATTATAGATAACCAAGAATGATTCTTCATCTGTCCCTTCTACTGGATTTAAAAGAGGGGAGATCAATTCTTGAAGACTCAATTTTGTCAAGTATTCGTTAACTGGCTTAATTTGTTCAAAAACAAAAGAAGGCCTTGCATATTTAGGGAAGTCCGGAGACTTTGTTACCTCTGGTGGGAGATTAATTACGGTATAAATTCTACCGAACCAATCTTTTCTAAGTCGAAGCTTACTCCACTCGGGAGAATCTAGTGACTCTTTTTTTATAACTCCTAGATATTCTCTAAAGAGCATTATTTCTTTTATTACCTTAAAAATTCTAAACATAAAAAGATTTTATACATTATAGAGTAAATTACTTATTTTCCTCCATCTTCAAACGAATTTTATTTCTGGCACGTCTGATTCGGGTGGCAATAGATCTTTTCTTGATTCCATATTTTTCTGCTATGTCTTTATATTTCATCCCATTAATTTCTCGGTCAATCATGATATCTCTGTAAAGAGTTGGGAGGGATCTAATTTCTTCAATTGCGGTTTCGTACATGTCATCTATATTATCCCCTTCGTTAGCAAACCTCCAAAGAGGATCCTCCTCTATAGAATAAGAAGGGTTCTTCTCTTCATTCTTTGCTGACGAATAATCGAGATCTTCTATTGAAAGATGGACATATTTTTTTCTATTTTTAAGCAAGAGAAGAGATTCGTTCCTGGCTATGTTGTAACACCAGGTAGAAAAATTTCCCCTCGATTTGTCGTACTGATCGATCTTCTGCCAAACCTTAGACATAGCATTCAAAAAGGCGTCTTCTGATGATTCAATATCCTTCAAAATTCCATAGCAATGATTCAACACTCCAGGTTTTACCCTCTCGTAAAGATTCTTAAAACTTCTTTCATCTCTTAATCTAATAAATTCCTCTGCGAGTACCTGAATGTTCTTTTCTTTTTTTATTTCTTTTTGTATTTCCATATATTTTCTTAATTTAATTCTCCAATTCTAACTACCTCTATTCCTGCTTGGAATAAGAAACTAAGCGATTCTGGTTTTCGATAAAGGTCTTTAAATACCACTCTTTTGATTCCAGATTGAATAATGAGTTTAGAACACTCAAAACAAGGGGAAGCTGTGATATAGACGGTAGATTCATCTGAGCTATTTGTGCTCTTTGCCAATTTAGTAATTGCATTTGCCTCCGCATGAAGAACATACGGAAGAGTTGTATTTTCGTCGTCTTCACATCGATTCGGAAATCCTGAAGGGCTCCCATTATATCCATCTGAAATAATCGATTTATTTTTTACTATTAAACATCCAACTTGCATTCTCTTACAATGTGAATTTGTCCCCCAGATTTCCGCCATCCTTAGATAAACCAAATCTGTTTTTTGTGTCTTTTCGTCCAACTGGAGAGATTCTATAGAATTCCCATATTTAAAGATAGGTTTGTCGTTGATGTGAGGGGAAGCTTTCCAAAAAGGGGAAGCTATTTTTTGTGGATCTCCAAAAGTCATTTCTAGAAATTCCGTATCAGATTGATTAATTTTAATCATTAGCTATTTGTTATTTCACTTTGATGAAATATACGGACCTTTTCTTCAAAAGATAAAGAATTGGAAAATTATTCCAACATATTAGACTTTGGTCTAAAAGGCTTGTTGTCCTTGATGTTTAAAGGACCTCTCAAAGAGGTATTAATTGAGCTCAAAAGAGATTTTATCTCTTTGATGTCATCTGATGTTAAAGTTACATTTTCCCCTTCGGTAGATTTTTTAGCTTCAATAGAAGGAGTTGGTGTAGTTGTGCTTTTAGCAGAAGGTGTAGATGGGGATTCAATAGAAATGGGAGTAATCCGGTTCTCTTCTTTTTTCTCCTTCTCTTGGGGTGTGGAAGTGATTGGTTCTTTATTAGTAGAGATCTTTAATGTTTGCCCCTCTCTCTTCATTTCAGTTTTTCCTATAGAATCTTCAGATTTCTTCCCTTTTGTAAATAAAGATTTAACCCCGGAGATGCTCTTTCCTAAACGACTTTCCTTATACAAGTCTTTAAAGTCCTCTTTTATTTTTTGTCCTTCGCTTAATACCGGAGATTTAGTGATTGCATCAACAGAAGATTTCTTCTCTGTTGATTTTTCATCTAGAGTCTTATCAGATCTATTATCTTCTTTTTTCTCAGGCCTTATTTTTTCTACCAGTCTATCAAAAAACCCCTTATTTCCGTCCTTCTTAGCTTCTTTTTCCTTAGAGGTCTCTGTTTTGAGAGTAGTCTTAGTAGAGGATCCGGTAATAACGGTAGTTTCCTTTCCTCCTTCTTTATTAGGAGAAATTTTTTCTAATAGTTTTTCAAAAAACCCTTTGTTCTCATCTTTCCTTGTAACAACTTCTGGTTTATTGACAGACGATATAATAGACTTTGTTGTTTCTTTATCTTCTTTTATCTTGAGGTAATCTTCGGTCTTTTTTAACTGTTCATCTTCTTCCTTAGTTCTTCTCTCTTTATTCTTTAAAGTGTTTAATTCTTTCTTTATTGATGCAGTAGCCATCTTTCTCGTATCCCCCACTTTTTTGATCGAATTAGAAATTTCAGGGTACGATAGATTTGTACCTTCTTTTTTATCTTTAAGAACTGTTGACTGACTCAAATCAGCTAAGCTAGGTTTCTTTAACTCAGGTGATTCCTTCTTGATCGTATCCCGAATAGACTTCAGAAAATTAGAAAATAATCCATCCGGATTCTTCTCAGAATTAGAAATTTCTTTTACTGGTTCATTCTTACCAGTTTCCTGCTTAGATGGTTTTTCTACTCTAGATGATACTTCTTCCGTCTTTTTTGCTGTATTCTCCATAGTCTCTATGGTCTTAATAGCAGTCTTTTGATTTTGTGAGCTTATCTTATTAGTTTCCCTAATCTCTTTAGCCAAAACATCTAGGTTTCGGGTTAGATCAGAAAGCTCTTTCAGTATCTTTTGGGTAGAATCCATTCAAGAAATTTTTATTTATATATCAGAAATTTCTTATTTAGAGAAACTAAATAACTCTTTCTTTCCAGATTCTTCTAGGATTTCTTTGTTTTCCTTCTCTACAGCTTGGTTGAGTTTATCAATCCAAAGTTGGTATTCATAGTAAGGAATTTTCTCAATCCAATCTGGATCAAGACCATGCTCCTTCCACATCCTGAACTTCAGATCAAAGAAGTTCTCCAAAGATATCTGAAATAACGAAAAGAGATCTGAATCCTCCGGGAAAGGTTATAGGAGCGGCGACCTCGGCACCGCAGCTAGGACAATTCAGCTTAACCTCAAGCTCAGTTCCTATTTTTATAGAATTAGACAATTCGAAATATAGAGAAAATTCTTCCTTTGACCATTCATCAGATTCCCTCATAGTTTGAATAATTTTTTTATCATCCAGCCCTATCCATTCTTTAAAAAGGAATGGAGCAATTTTAATAAAACTATCATCAATCTCTATGCCTCTAGTAACAGAGTTAGCTACAAATTGAGAAATTGAATCCATTACTCCAATCGATGGCACAAACATTTCAATTTCTTTTCCGAGCTTTCTAACAGGGAAAATAAAACTTCTGCTAAGAGGAGAATAATAATTTAGAATTTTCTGGTCTATCTCGTAAGAAGAAAGAACCCCAGTTCTAAGTTCTATCCCAGAATTAATAGGACAAGAATTTTTATCTTTGCAATTAGTTTCTGGGGTTAGAATAATTCTATTTTCTCCCTGAAGAAAAGTTAAATCTCTAATTGCCATTATAATAAAAAATCTATCCTCTTGTTTAAGATCTTTGTACGAAACTACCCCCCTCTCAGGAAAATTAATCACACTGCACTTTTCAATAATGAAATTAAGTTTTTCATTAAGATCCAAAAGGTCATCTTCATCGATACTAGAATAATGTCTAACTTCCTTTGTTTCTGCAGGTCGAATTGCAATTTTAGCCCCATTAGGATAAAAAAGACCCCTAGAAGGAAGTATATTCAAAGGAAGATTCTTCCATCCGAGTTCCAATCCCTGGTTAAATGAGGGAATCTCTATAGGTGGAGGTGTAGGTAAAATGTAAGTTTCTGCCTTTCCTAGAGATTCTGGATTCTCTCTGTTCACAGAGGGCTGGTCTGAATATAAATTTTTAAACTCTTCAGTAATTGGAGGTTTAGCATTCGTCATCACTTCTCTCGGAAGACTTTCTTGTACAGGTAGATCTTCCTCAATAATTGGTGATTCTGGAACGAATGGATCGTCATATTTAACTCCTCCTTGCATTTCTTTCATTGCTAAGATCTCCTCGGGAGACAATCCTCCTAAAATTCCTTGATTTTCTAATCCCATATTTATTAATTATTCTTTTTATATACTCCGACCACAAAAAAAGACGGATATTTTTTGTAGAATATCCGTCTAGAAATGTTTCTTGTTATTAAAAAATAATTATTAAATAAACTGGTCGTTCCAGTAGTCTGCTTTCCAACTCGTAGCTAAACTGTAAACATTCTCTCCTGCATCGTAATTCAAATCCATTGCATTCAATCCTGCAGTCATAAAGCAATTGTTTAGCGTGATTCTTCTAAATACATCCCCTTGCTTATTGAAGATAGAGATTATCATAGATCCAACATAGTCCTTCTTCAGACCCATCGCACCTGTTAGAGGGTTATAAACTAGATCCGCCCACTGTCTTAAGATTTTAAATACGATCATAGAATTTTGATCATTAAGGTTAACTTCAAAATCCATAGTGAAAGCAACTGAAGTATCTGAAGGAGCACCTCCCGCATATCTTCTTTCTGCAAACTTATAAAATTGGCTTGAAGTTCCTGCTGGCTGAATATCAATAGCCAAGCCAGAAACTCTTTTCACCTGTTGAGTCAAAATGCTCTCCCCTTTGAATCTGGTGTTATTCAAAGTAACAGCAGCAGGAGGAGTAAGAATAACTTCAAACTGATTTAAAAAAACCGGTTCGTAAAGTTTTATACCTGCCTGTGAGTTTGTAAAATGTGGTAATCCTGCCATCTATTTTAATTTTTTTTATAAGAACTGATCATCCCAGTAATCAACCGCCCAAGTTAAATTTATATTATAAAGTTCTTGTGATTGATAATCTAGTTCCATTGCTCCAATTGGGGTGGTCGGAAAACAATCTCTACAGGTTATTCTCCTGTATACATCACCTTGTTTATTAAACACTGAAATTATTATAGTTCCAGTGTAGTCTCTTTTTAGACCCATTGCACCTGTTAAAGGATTGTAAATCAAGTCTGTCCACTGTCTTAGAGTTCTGAACACATACATAGAATTTGCATCGTTCAAGTTTACACTAAAGCTAACTCCTAGATCGAACACAGTTGATTCAGGTTTTGCCCCAGCATAGTTTCGGGTAGCAAACTTATACTTCTGAGTAACCGGTGCTGGAGCCTTATCTACCGCTAGCCCGCTGATGTTAGTTACCTGCTCGACCAGGATTGGTCCTCCTAAAACAGGAGCCGGAGGAGTGATAATAACTTCAAACTGGTTAAGGTAAACGGGTTCGTATTTGTTTATCCCAAACAGTGAGTTTTGATAATGTGGTAATCCAGCCATTTAGTTTTTTCTTTTTTTCTGTATTTATTAAGTTTTTCAAAATCCATATACCTACAGATTAGATAAATCTTCTTACTTCAAGAAATTCTATTTATATATCAATTCTTATTTAGAAATTTAAAGACCAATCTATCATATAATATATAAATAAAACCTACAAGAGCAATAGATGGAAACAGACTTATTAGAAATTTACGAAAAAATCAAAAAAGGGGAGTTAAATTCCAAATCTATAAAGAGTAAAATTTCAAAAATTGATGGACTTTTAGATTATCTTATAGAAAAATCTTCCATTGTGGATTTTTATTATCAGGATCCAACAATACTTCAAAGATTAAAATACATCTTCGAATTAAAGGAAATAAAATTTTGTTCCTGTGGAAATCCAAGGTCATGGAGGAATTTTATCAAAGGATATAATAAAACATGCGGAAACCAGAAATGTTCAACAGAACAAAATATCAAATCAAGAAAAGAATTTTATCAAAAAAAATATGGGGTAGATCATCTTTTTATAACCGAGGAATTTAAGTCTAAGTATAAATCGGCAATGATTGAAAAATATGGAGTTGACAAT